TATGGAGTTCTCACAATTAGTCCTTTACAAAAAAATGTTTAGGGTAACCAGCAAAAATAGTGTCTGTTTTCCACTCTGCAATTTTGGCTTCTGCTTCTTCAATTGATTTAGCACTTGCAGTAGTCCTACCATGTGGGGTGTCTACATAAACAGAAATCCAACCGTTTTTTGCTACATCAATTTTGTAAGTTGCCAAACCGTTGAAGAAATCTTCTGAATGTTTGTAGGCTGAATGTGCGTCTGCATCTTCATTAGCGATACGGCTGTTGCGTTGTGCTGTTGATTCCATTTTCTATCTCACTTTTCTTAAAGTATGCCCCCCGTAAGGGGCTAGTTAATTTATTTACGATCAGCCAATATTGCACGAACATCAGCTTCAGATTTGGCTTCGTAATCACGGCAAACTGGGAACTTGTCACCATTAGCCAAAACAGCAATCCAAGCACCGCTAACAGTAGCTTTAATGCGTGGGTTGTAACGGGATTCTTGTTTGTAAATTTCTTGAACTTGCATTTTGTTGCTCCTTTTCTATCTCACTCCCCAATGGAGTAACTCCAGTTTATTAAGCTAACTTAACAATGTCAACAATTATTTGCAATTATTTTCTAGGGAAATACCCTAATATGGGGATGGGCAGTATTTGGCAGTTACTAGCAATGGGTCAGAAAGCCGCAAAATTACCCAATTACTGCATCCTACTTTGGCATTTGCTAGAGCAATACTAAGAAAGGCACAAGAGAAATGTTAAGAGAAACTAAAGAGCAAACATTAAGCGTCAGGGTTACACGATTAGCGGACTGGCTTCTTAGAATTCGTGCTCGATATGAACCCATGAATGGTTTTACTGAATCGGCTGGGTTACTGCACGAATTACTAGCTAAAACTGAATCGTTGGAAGCTGAAATAGCAATACTAAGAAAGGCACAAGATAAATGAAACCACACAAACACGCAGAACTAATTAAGGCAAATTTGCACAAATTTGAATACAGTCTTGGAAAGTTGTATTGGAATGATGATTACGCACCTAGAGCAAGAAAAGGACAAATTGTTGGCTCTGTTGATAGTAGTGGTTATTTGCAAGTAGGTTTAGACAATCAGCAAGTTTTGGTGCATAGGATTATTTGGATGCTTTTTAACGATTCATACCCTGAACAGATAGACCACATAGACCGAAATCGTCAAAATAATTTATTGGACAATCTTCGCCCAGCAACCAACACAACAAACCAACACAATGCTGGAATGAAGAAAAACAATACTTCAGGTGTTATTGGCGTATATGTAAGAAACAATAAGTGGCAAGCACGAATCCAATGCAACGGCAAACGGATTTACTTGGGTGCGTATAAGACGATTGACGAAGCAAGACAAGCATGGAGCGAAGGTAAAATACAGTTGAATAAAGCTGATGAATGTCTACTAGAAGATACAGATATAGGCGAATACGGAGTATATGAGGGAGTTAGAATTCCTTTAGATGTACCTTTCGCTTATCAAGCAGATGTTAAACCAGGGATGACTATAACAGGTTTAGATAATACCAGATTTAGAGTATTAGCAGTATCAGATGAGGTGATAAGATTATCTCCAACAAATGCATCTGGAGAGATTGCAACATTTCCAAATGATTTCAAAGGAGCAACCGGAGTAGATGATTTCTGGGACTATTTCGTACTAGATAAAATGTACGAAGCGAAGTATCATGGAGAAGATGTTGCCTTAGGTAAACCTAAAAGAGGAGGTCCTAAGAAGTTTTATGTATATGTGAAAGCTCCTAACGGCAAAGTAAAGAAGGTCAACTTCGGAGGAACTACAGGATTAAACGTAAAGATAGATCAACCAGGATCAAGAAGTTCTTTTGCTGCTCGTCATCAATGCGATAAGAAAAAAGATAAAACAAAACCAGGATACTGGGCATGTAATATAGGAAGGTATTGGAAATCATTAGGAGGATCTAAAAACTTCTCAGGGTATTGGTAATATTTATATATAAATAAGAAAATGAAAAAACAAATCAACGAAGTACTAAACGCATCTCCAGAAGAGATTTTAATACCTCACACATTAGCAGCAGAAGTAGTAGTGATGCTTGAAGATAGACTTCAAGATGAATACACAGCACATTACTTTTATAGAGCAGCTCATAACTGGTGTGCAGAGAAAGGCTACAAGAAAGCAGCAGTATTCTTTGAAGCTGAAGCAGCAACAGAATTAACTCATGCAGAAAAAGTACAAAAGTACTTAGTAGATTGGAATGTATTACCAGTTATTCCTGCAATTCAAATGCAACCTCAATTTAGCCACTTAATCGATATCGTTAATAAAGCTTATAAATTAGAGTATAATTTATTCTTACAATACAATAGCAATTCAGCTTCTGTATTCCCAATGGATATTGCAACCTTTGATTTCTTACAAGAACTAAGAGTAGGGCAAACAGCATCAGTAGCAGAATACTCAGACTTATTAGCAGCAGCTCAATTAGTAGATGTATCTAATAAACTTGATGTACTTTACTACGAAGAAAACTATTTTGGATAGACCATACTCTCAATTAGAAACAGGTAATACTCTTTATCGAGAGTTTTTAGAAACTGTAGATGAAGAAGAATTAGTCTGGCATAGAGATAGGAGAGATAGAGAAGTAGAGTTACTTGAACCTACTGATTGGAAGTTTCAATTTGATAATGAAATACCTTTTTTAATAAAAAATAAGATATTTATACCAAAAGAGACCTATCATAGGTTGATTAAAGGTACACAAAATTTAAGAATAAAAATAAACGAACTATAAAATGAAAAGATCACAATTAAGAGAAATCATCAGAGAAGAATTAGCTAACAGACCAGCTCCAGTTAAACAAGTAGACGAAAGTATCCAAGATATTATCAGTCAAATATCTAACTTAGATGCAGATATGTTACAAAAGGTATTAACAGGTGCTTTAGCAGCAGCTCCAGGTGTAGCACTAGCTCTTAAAACAGGTTTAAACATCGCTAAAACTAGAAGCCTAAGTAAAGGCCTTTCTAAAACAGGATCAGAAGTAGACGCTCAACAAAGAGCAGGATCGTAATGATCACTGTATTCTCATTACTAAAAGAGATACTAGAACCTACCCGAGAATATAAAGAACAAGTTGATACTATTATAGGTCAAGGAGGAAAATTCTTAGGTTCAGGAGATTACGGTGCAGCTTATTTAGTAGGAGATGTTGTAAAAAAAGTAACTACCGATGAAGTAGAGATAGAACATGCTCTAATACTTAAAGGTAAAAAAACTAAATACTTCGTACCGATCTTAGATGTAGAAGTAAAGGATCCTAAATTAGGTATAATAACTATGCCCGATATGGAAAGAAATACAGAAGAGGTATCGGAGGAGTTTATAGAGGGATTAGAGGCGGAAGCAGAAATGCTAGGAATAGATCCAGAAGAACTAGACATCAGACCAGATAACTTTATGAGAGATAAAGCTGGTAATCTGAAAATGACAGACGTATAATAAACAAAAAGAGGCTTGGTAATACGAGCCTTTTTTCGTATATTACGAATATTAACTAGTTATGCGTGTATGAGTAATCTAATCTTATTAGGTTTTATAGAAAATGTTTTAGGTAAATCACATAAAAGAGCAAGAGGTAATTATGCCTTTACTTGTCCTAAATGCAATCATCAAAAGCCAAAACTAGAAATAAACTTCGATACCGATGAGAAAGGTCATAATCCTTTCGAATGCTGGGTATGCGGGTTTAAAGGTAGAACAATTCGATCTCTACTAAAGCAATTAGCAGTACCTTCCGAACAAGCTCATGAAATACTTAAATACTTAGGTAAAGGAGAAGAAAGACAGTATGTTCAAGTAGCTGCAGTAGAGCTTCCTAAAGAATTTCAAGCATTATACGATGCTTCAACTACAAGTATTATAGCTAATAAAGTAAGAAAATACCTATATAAGAGGAAATTAACAGATAGAGACTTCTTAAAATACAATATAGGTTACTGCACATCAGGAGAATATCAAGATAGAATCATAATACCTTCTTATAACGAGAATAACCAATTAAACTTCTTCGTAGCAAGAACCTTTGAAAATGCTTACCACAAGTATAGAAATCCAGAAGCTTCTAAAGATATAATTATCTTTGAAAACTTAGTAAATTGGGATCAGCCGGTAGTCTTAGTAGAAGGAGTCTTTGATGCTATAGCAGTTAAGAGAAACGCTATCCCTGTACTGGGAAAGACCTTATCTAAGAGCTTAATTATGAAGCTTGTATCAAGTAAGGTAGAAGACATTTACATAGCGTTAGATAAAGATGCTTTCAAGAAAGCATTACAATATACAGAACAATTTTTAAATATGGGCAAAAGAGTCTACCTAGTAGACATCCAGGAAAAAGATCCTAGTGAAATGGGATTCCAGGACTTTACCCGCTTTATACAATATGCAGAGGAGATGGACTTAGGAAAACTCTTCGGTGTAAATAAGTTCCGGTTTAGCCATATCCCAAAAGCGTTTAAACTTTATAACCATTCCCCATACTAATTGATTGTATCTA